AAAAGATCAATGGCGGCGTAATTGGCTTAGATGACCGTATCAAGCACATCAATCATGTGCTGGAAGTCTTGTCCTGATATTGCAACTCAAGCAACAACTCTAGGTAATGAATGGCCTTGCGTATGTCGGCAGCGCCATTCTTTTCTTTGTGCCGAGTAACGTATTTAATGACGTTGCCTTCACAAAAGCCAAGATTGTTTGCATGAATGTAAACAATAGGCTGGATGCCTTTGTCTTTGTAGTGGCTGCCTGATTCTTGTCTGTCAAGGGCAGAGGTGGTCAAGTCAAAAATCATCACGACTCCTTAACAAACTGACCGTCTTTGTTCATGTAGCCTTTGCGTGGCTCAATGACTTTGTAAGCGTTGTAGAAGCACTGCCTGACATCTAAATCGGTCAGCACACCTACGTTAACCAGCGTGACCATCACATCACCAATAGCGTCAGCAATTTCAGCACGATCATTGGCCTCAACAGCAGCCACCAGTTCCATAGCTTCTTCAAGCGTTTTCTTTGCTTGACCTAGTGCTGTGCCGTTATCGTAGATGCCCCGAGCTTGCGCCCACTGCATGACAGCAAACTCGGTGCTGCTAAACGATTGTGTGTCTTTCATTGGTTTATGCCTCCATCTGCTTTCCAGAAAATCCAAGCAAGAATTGTGTTTTGAACAATTTTTTTGTGTGGGCCATTTTTGTATTTGCAAGCACTAGAAGAAATAAATGCTTTGATTTCTGGAAGATGCTTTTCACATTCCTCATGCACTCTTGCAAGTGTGTAATCTTCATACAAAGTGCCATCTGTCATTTTGTAAACTTCAACTTTTTTCATGTTTAACTTTCTTGTTGTTTAAAGGTGGGCCTACTCGCTACGTCTGTTTGCATATGACGGTCACCGCAATTGAAGTGACACTAACAGCATCCGCTTTCGGCCCGATATTTAAAATGGGATATCGTCATCCATGTCTTCAAAACCACCAGAATTGGTTGGCTTTCGTGCTTGCTGACGTTGTTGAGGTTGTTGTGGTTGCGTGGCTTCACGCTTGCCACCTTGCAACGCAACATCGTTAACCCGAACGTCTGTGCTGATTTTTTCAACACCATTCTTGTCAACGTATTTACGCTGGCTTACGCTGCCTGTAATGGTGACAGATTGACCTTTTGTAAGGTACTGCGCCAATGACTCAGCACGTTTGCCAAACAACTGGCAATTCCACCAGATAGTGTCTTTGTCTTTGCCTTGACTGTCGGCAATAGAAAAGTTTGCTACGGGGTCACCGTTCGGCAAAAAACGAACTTCAGCATCCCTGCCAAGTTGTCCAGCGACTGTCAAATTATTCATAGATTTCCTTCATGCTCTTGCGAGATTTGCTTGATGATTTGTTGATAAAACACGTTTGCCTCCTCTACTTTCTTTTTTATCTTGTCTTCAAGCGCCTTATCACGCTTGTAAAAAACTCTTGTGACCCGTAGTTCGGGTGCAATGTGGTCAACATTGTGAATGGCCGGATTCTCGTAGCCGATTAAATGCTCTGGTGTAGACACCAAGCAGTAATCAATCTCAAACTCATCCATGTCCCACAACATCATATAGGCTCGACCTTGCCACTCATAAGTTTTGTCTTCACCTTGAGAAGACAGCACAGGGAATGTTGTCAATGACCAAGATGACTTAATGTCGTGGATTCTGTTGTTGCCAACAATGTCGCATTCGCCAGTAATCCAATCATTTGTTTTGCGCTCTGTGTTCTTTACAAAGTTTTTGAACAACACAGAGTTAAGCAATTCAATGGATTGGTCTTCTACCTCAAGACCTTTGGTCATGTACTTAGAGGTAATGATTTCATCGTAACCGTAGATAAACTCTTTGGCTTGTTTGATGATGGCTGTTTTAGCACCGACAGACAAAGTTTCAACCGAACCTTTTCCATCAGTCATAATTTCTGCAAGGGATGATGCGCGGAATTTAAGCATTTGCCAAAGCCTGTGTAAGTACTGATTCTTGTTCTGCTGTCAAAGTAAAAGTGTCACGCAACTTTTCTGTTGTGTAGTCGCCAGTTTTAATTTTTTGCACAGCAGCATCAAAACGACTGTTGGTCAATGCTGGTTTTTTAACTTCTTGTGGCGCTTGGTCAGGGTCGTTGTCTCCTTCTGTGGGAATAGAAAACGCCATCAACATTGCATACTTGTGAGCCGCCGACATTGCTTTATTGGTTGCTTTGTCACCTGAATCCATTGCTTCACCATAACTTTTTACGGTGTGCTTTGTTCCATCTTCACTTGAAACAAAGTCAAATTCAGCTTCAACTGTGACGTAGTGCATTAAGCCGCCACTTTTAGTTTCAGCCAACCTAAGATCGCGTGAAATGATGCGAGGCAAAACACAAAGATTGTTCTCGGCAAGGATTGATGACAACACGTTGTAAACGTCATCAATAGATCGAAACTTGTAGCCTTGAGCTTGGTTTTTACGATCTTTGCCAATGCCTTGCTTTGCAAGTTCAGCTTGGACTTTATTGATTGCTTGATAGACTTTCATCATTTCACCCGATTGATTGGTTTGGCAAGCAACCATTTGTCGCCAAGAAAGCGGATTGATTTGATCCACTCCCTCATGTTGTGTCGCTGTGTGCTGACTGGCACACCCTCTACGCAGTACAAGCCGCGAACCCTCGTTAAATATGCTGTGTTCATGTGAACTCCTGTCTTGTTGAGCCTCAATGTTATGGCTGAACAAATAAATTGTCATTGGGATAAACCCTAATAGACAAGCGGGTCAACAATGATAATCTCTGAGCAATGAAAACACCAGACCAACACGAAATAGACGCTGCATGGGGGCTTTGCATTGATGCACTGCAAGCCATTCGGCAATACACTCTTGACCCCGGCGATTTTGACGCTGCAACAGTTGCAGTCCTGTGCAAAGCCATCGAATTAACAGCAAAAAAGGAAGTTGAAATATGCTACAAGCAAAGCGGTTTTACCTCGACCAATTGAAGGATGGGCCAAAGTCTCACCGCACCATCCAGAACAACATGGCAAGCAAGTTTGAGGTCAGCACAGCAAAGATTAGAGATGAGTTAATTAAGGATGGATACATTGTTGTTGCCAACTACAAAAAGATGGGCTTGTCAGAAAAGCGCAACTACTCTTACAAGCTGACAGGCAAGAGGCTAGGCGATTCAAAGCAATTAGACGAACGCTGGCCCGAGGGTCACATCAAGTCAACAGGCAACGCTTTTGATTGGCGTGGCAGGGATAGCACACTGTTGAGTCGCCAAGAAATTGCCAACTCTAGGAACGCTGGTAGGCCCACAAATTACAACCCTTTTCCAATCACCACTTTCTCACGGGCGAAATTGGTGTTATAGTAGTTTGAAACAACGGCTAGGTTGGGATTGATCCCCTGACCGAAAAGGGCACTCCCCCCCTGCCGCCGTTTCTTTCAGGGAGTTTGCGGAGATGCTTAAATGCACTATTACCAGTTCAACATTGGGGACTATGCTTCCCACACTCGGCATTTGTCAATCATTGAAGACATTGCTTATCGAAGACTGCTTGACCTTTATTATTTGCACGAACGTCCGTTAGGCGATTGTTCAACAAATGTTGCTCGTCTTATTGGGATGTCTGATTATTCGCAAGAGGTTGAGACAGTTTTGATTGAGTTTTTTGAGCATATAGATGGCGGCTATATCAATAGCAGAGCAGACAAAGAAATACAGCACTACCACTCAAAAGTTGAACAAGCGTCTAAGGCGGGTAAAGCATCCGCTGAACGTAGGTCAAGCATCCGTTCAACGGACGTTCAACCAAACATAAAACATAAACCAATAAACACTAAACAAGAAACAAAGAAAGAGTTGGTCGCTAACGCTCCCTCTGTTTTGCCTGAATGGATTCCTTTGGAGACATGGAAGGCGTTTCTTGAGATGCGTAAAAAGATCAAGAAGCCTCCGACAGAAAAAGCCCTTGAGTTGTTGATTGCCAAACTCAAAAAGTTTAAGGATGCCGGGCAAGATATTCAGGCCATCTTGGAAAAGTCAATCACAAGCAATTGGCAAGATGTTTTTGAATTAAAGGAAAACAAGTCTTTTGCTCAACAGGCTGCTGACATTGCCCGAACAACAGTCCCTGCTCAACACTCTGGCCCTGACCCTGCGCTGCTCAAAATTAAGGCAGACCTTCAAAAAGCTGTGCCAATGCCTGACCACATACGTCAGCAAATCATGTCTGTAACCAAAAGAGCATAGGGTAATCACCGATGACAAGAACTTACGCATTGAAGAAACTACTTGAACACGGCGAACTGTCCAGCAGGGAGATTGAAGAAATTACTTGCTGGACAACCAAACAGGTTTGGGCATCCATACAGCGGCTGCAAAAGACCAATGTTGTTCGCAAATACCCGCAAATGAAGTGGGGTTTGATTTCATTGAGGCCATACCCTTGACTAGACGAGGAATTGAAAATGAAAGCGACAGGTACAGGCTAGAACTTGGCGAAGCTAGGGTCTTGCTGTGTACTTATCAAACGCTAAAACAAAGCGTGTTGACAAGAGACAGAATCGAATACCTTGAGCGCATCTATGGCACTGGCTGTGTAGATCGCATTCGGGGTTACATGAAGAAACTACAAGATGGAGAACTTGAATGAACTGGCCCTTTCCACCCGCATCAGGCCCAACACCTTGGACGCAAAAGCAAATCAAGGAATACGCCAAGCAGCAGCGTGACAAAGCTGG